GTAGAGTACATATAGTACTCTACTCTATCTATTTACTGTTTAGGTTTTTGGTTAGCAGACATAAACCTTTGTAGTATCTTCTCTACTTGTTCTAACTTGATCTCTAGTGTTCTATATCTTACTGATTGCTCTTCGTATAGCACTCTCCAAGATTTATTATAAGATCTAGCTTGGTTAGACATCATCTTCTTATAGTTATTATAGTCAGTATCTGATATAAGTACTGTAGGACCACCAGGCTGTTCTGTCATATCTGGTTTAATACTTATAGTATCATGTACCATAGTAGCTATATTTTCATATAGAGTATCTAAGTTAATGTTATCAGGCACTAGACCTAAACTTAATGTAATAAGTCTCTCTGTAGCTGTATAACCTATAATAGCAGGCATCTCTTTGATTCTATCTGCTGGTACATATAGAAACTGTTGATCGTCTATAGCTAGTGTAATGATAGGCACATCACCTTCTAGATCTTCTATAAAGTCATCTTTAGTTAAACCATGTTTAATATAGATGTTATTAAGAGGATCTAAACCATCATCGTGAAACGATTTAATCTTACGTATCTCTACTACTTCATACTCTTTTTTATTTATATCTGGATCATCAGCATATGGAGCATGAAATATGAATACTCCTCTAGTGTTAATAGGAGGGACTGTATATTTCATATTGAACTTCCTTAGGTATATTATAAATCAGCGATTGATTAGCTTATAAAGAAAAAAATAAAGTATATTCAAGACTGTAGACCCTGTGCGGTGTCTACAGTCTCTAATAGCTAAAACTAAGCAGCTATTTGCACTTGAGACTTTAATTGTTTCAAATACAACTCTAGTTGAGGTATCATAAACTTATAATACCTGTCTAGATAGTCAAAGTTTCCACTATACAGATCTACTTTACGGTAGATCTCTACGATTCTATTAATCTCTCTCAGAGTAGCGTCAGGTACTCTACCAAGATAATATCCGATGTCTGATAGTAGATTAAAGAATCTATCATGTCTAGACATGATACCCTCCTTTCCGCTAGTATACTCTGAATATACTAGCTAAATTAATAAGAGTACGTAGAAGCATTTAGCTTCTACGTACTCTCTATATTAATAATATATAATTGTTTTTTATATCACTTAGATACTATTTCATTAGTTATATTAGCTATAGTAGCTAATGCTTCTCTACCTAAGCTAGTATCTATCTTAGGATTTAAATGTATCATCTTAGCACTATCTATAATATCACCTTCTGTACTAAACTTAATAAAGCTACCTTTAGTCTCTATGATAACATGTTCTTTAAACTTAATATAGACAGAACCATCTTCATTAGTTCTTACGCTATCTATACTATCTAATAGCATATTTAGTTTATCTTCTTTAGATTGTGCTATAGCAGGTACTTCATAACGTTTAGTAGTTATGATAGCACTAACTTCTTTATTAACATTATTAAGTATTCTATTATCTGTTTTAGGTTTATCTAGTCGCATATTACGTTTCCACTCCCTGTTACTAATATACCACCACAATTTACGGCATCTCCTATTCTAACAACACCTCTACCATTACAAGTTACATCTGTAGATGCTACTGCAGATGCTCTACTGTGTACTGGAGAAGGTGAAGGTGAACCATGTGGTTGTATAGCATCTCCTAACCTATGAACTCCTAACCCATTACATATAGTATCACTACTAGCTTCTATTACATTAGTAGGTGGAAAGCTACCATGTCCTGATGCTATATCTGTTAATCTTACTACTGGTGGCATAGCTATTCAAACTCCTTCTTTAGTTCTTCTAATGTATCATAGGTATATTTCTTACCATTCCTATAGATACTATGTTTTACTATCTCATCTCCTACTATAGTAAAATTACTTAGTAGGTATGCTTCTAGAAACAGTTGTGTATCTATGTTATTGTTTCTAATAACTAATATATCTACATCACTACTTACAGACTCTTCTTTAAACTTAGCTACAGTACCTTCTACTTCTAATAGAGTTTCTAATTGTGTCTTATATAGATCAAATGTAGCTTCTAAGTATAGTGGTTTTAACACAGCTAATGTAGGTAGATCATTACCATCTTTATCTACTAATGATTCTACCTCCCAGGTACGATACTTATGTGTTACTGTAAATTGGAAATCATATGTAGTGTCTCTAAACCTACCTATAGATTGCCAATTACTACCATCTAGCTTTATCTTCTCTTTAGGATATACATTATCCTTAGTAGCATCTTGAAAGTTAAACGTAAGTACTTTACCAGTTATTACTCCATTATTATCTATCTTAAGTTCATTAGGTACATTACCAGATAGACTCCACTCTATAGTTTCTTTAAATAACTTAGTTTCAGTATGTTCTATAGTATGTTTAAAGTAATGAGTTTCCCATGGATTTATAGCATGGTATAGACCAGATTGATTAGTTATTCTACCAGTTGATGTTATAGTAGATTCCATATCTTGTATCCTAATTCAACTTGATAAGAGGAGCTGTCATAGACATAGTACCACCAGATTTACAAGTAGATGTACCAGATGCAGATAGGTTATAAGCTCCGCCTACTTGTGTAGTCTTATTACCAGATACATTACCAGTCTGATTACCACCTATAGTCTCTTTATCTTCAGCTCCTATCTCTACAGTTCTATTAGAACCTATCTTATGTGTATAGTTCTGTCCTGTAGTTATAGTAAGATCTCTATCATGGTTTATGACTATATCGTTATTGATTCTTATATTAAGTATACCATCTACGGATTTAAGTTCTGTATAGTTACCTTGTTGATCTACTAGAGTTACTATGCCATCTGCTGTATTAAATATAAGATCATACCAGCTAGCTTCACCGTCATTGTTAGCAGTATGAAATACTACCTCTTTATTTCTAGTATCTACTAGCATATAGTATTGCTCTTCTCCAGAAGGTTGATTAGGTTTAGCATCATCCTTATTAGAGAATCCATATATAACTTTCTCTCTCTTACGTATATTAGTACTTATAGAAGCCCAATAGTATTCATCATTACCAGCATATTGGAATAAGTGTACCATCTCTCCTATAGTAACATCTGGTGCTGTGATTCTATTAGAGTTATATAGATTCAGCCACTTAGCAGTTACAGATTTACCTTTTTCTACTTGTAAAGATGTAGTCTTACCAGACATATTTACATTATTAAGAGATTTCTTCTCTTTTTCGTTATAGTCACCTTCTAAGGTAGGCATAGACTCTACCATAGTTACTTCTATACTATAACCATCTTCAAGTTTATCTTTAACTACTTGACCCATACCTACCATTTTATAATTTGTATTTAAACTATCCATATCTCTAATATCCTAACTCTGAAATTAACACATCTGAAGATTTATAGAATCCTAGTGCTTCTAATACAACATACATCATACCACAATTATCTTTTACTATACGTTTATAGTTAACACAGTTAAAGATCTCATCTGGTAGACCTTTACCCTCTATAAGACTCATAGGTGGTCTAAATGTACCTATATTCTTCTTACCGTACTTCTTAAGAAAGTTTCTAAATCTATTAGCTAACTCTTGATCTTCTAAAGAGTCTAGATATGTATTCATTCTAGCTTCTGTATCTAAGTTAGTAGGTACTTTAACTACATTATAAGTAGGTTCACCAGGATAGCCGTATTTATCCGAAAATACCTCTTTCCATAGTAAGTGATGTATATAAGGAGATTTCTCAGGAGCATCTTTATAAGATGTAGGATCTTTTATCTTATCAGTACCAAGTACATCTGTACTACCTGTTTTAATCTTAGCTATAATCTCTCTTTCTATATCAGCTACTCTTTTTACATAACTATATAGATCTAGTTTCTTATGCTCTCTTAACGTAGCTCGTATCTCGTCCATCATACCATGTCCAGCATTTCTATATTCTGCAGATATGCTAGATGCTAATAAGTGTACACCTTTTATCTCAGCTTTAGGTTCTCTAAGTACGTTACCTTCTTTTATAGATACATCTGCAAAGTAGTGCTTACTAGCATTCATAGTTACGAAACTATTCCACATGAACTCATTTTTCATCTTCAGTGTTTCAAACTTACTCTTATCTAAGTTCATATTACCAGACAATGTTTTAATATAGTGGTCCATAGTCTGGGTAGCTATTGTCATCATCGTAGATGCTACGCCTATAGGATCTCTATCTTCTCCATTACAGTTCTCTTTATACCAACGAGTCCAATCGTCATAAGTAGCACAAGTACTATCTGTATCCGACAGTACTATACACTGTCGGATACAGATAGTAC